ATGTTACAGATACATTTGGATATACTATTAGAGGATATCATCCATTTGTTAAGATGCAATTCGTAAGTAACACAGGTGCCGTTACTAATATTTTGGCAAGATAATTTACCTTTACACTTGATTTTTCTAACAATCATGCTACAATCATAGAATGTTTGATATCCTAACGGTTGTTCCGGGTAAAAAAAGACTCACGCAAAGTGGATGGTACAGTTTCAATGCTGTATGTTGCCACAACAAAGGTCACAGGCGTGACACAAAGGGGCGCGGCGGTCTTTTGATTGAAGGTGACAACTGGCGCTATCACTGCTTCAATTGCAACTTTACTTGTTCTTTTGAATTAGGCAAACAGATTAGTGAACTTACCAGACTATTACTGCAATGGTGCGGTATGGATGATGTTACTATTGGTAAATTCAATCTTGAAAGTTTGCGCAAGAGAGATTTGATCGATATCGTAGCAACAAAAGAAAAGATATCTAAGATTAATTTCAGTGAAGTTCCATTGCCCGATGCTGAACTAATTGACCCTAGTAACGACCAACATAAACCTTTCGTTGATTACTTGTCATCACGTGGCTTTAGACATGACGAATATCCTTTCATGGTTTCTCCTAATGAGGCTGGTAGAAACAGTAATAGAATTATTATTCCCTACACTTATAAAAATAAGATTGTAGGATATACTAGTCGATACTTAGACAATCGTGTTCCTAAATTTATTAAAGAACAACAGACAGGTTATGTGTTTGGATATGACTTTCAAAAGCCCAACTATGAAGTATGCTTAGTAGTAGAAGGCATATTTGATGCACTAAGTCTAAACGCATGTGCATTGACACATGATACAATAAGTGATGAACAAGCAATGCTATTAAAGTCATTGCGAAGAAAAATTATTGTAGTTCCAGATCAAGACAAAACAGGTCTGACTATTTGTGAACGTGCGTTAGAATTGGGCTTTCATGTGAGTATTCCCAATTGGGCAGATGATGTAAAAGATGCTAATGATGCTGTAGTAAAATATGGCAAACTACCTACACTACTAAGTATACTACAGAACGCAACAAACAGTAAGATTAAGATAGAAATGCAACGGAGGAAACTTGTTAAAAGAGTATAATAGCGATGTGCAGATTTTGTTTCTGCGCATGATGGTTACAAACGCAGAACTATACACTCGGGTCATGAACATTATGAACCCACAGAACTTTGACCGCAAAGTTCGTCCAGTTGCGGAATTTATTGTAGAACACAGTAAGAAGTACAATGTGATGCCTGAGCCTATGCAGATTAAGGCTGCAACAGGTGAAGAGATTAACAAGTTAGAAGAGTTAGACGATGGGCATTATGACTGGTTCTTAGATGAGTTTGAAGCATTTACTAAACGACAAGAACTAGAACGTGCTATCATGAAGTCAGCAGACTTGCTTGAAAAGGGCGAGTATGATCCTGTTGAAAAATTGATTAAGGATGCAGTACAAATCAGTTTACAGAAAGACATGGGTACAGATTACTTTGCTGACCCACGTGGACGATTGATGCAACTTAAATCTAACAACGGGCAAAACAGCACAGGCTGGCCTAGCATGGATCAGAAACTATATGGCGGTTTCAATCGCGGTGAATTACAAATCTTTGCTGGTGGTTCAGGTTCAGGTAAGAGTTTGTTCATGCAAAATCTAGCAGTCAACTGGGCACAAGCAGGATTGAATGGTGTTTATGTAACACTAGAACTTAGTGAGGGTCTATGTTCAATGCGTATTGACAGTATGATGACCGACACTAGTAGCAGAGATATCTTCAAGGACATTGATAATGTTGAAATGAAGGTTAAGATGCTACAAAAGAAGGCAGGTGGATTGCGTATTAAATACATGCCTGCACAAAGTACAGTAAATGACTTAAGAGCATATTGCAAAGAACTACAGATTCAGACAGGAATGAAACTTGACTTCTTGTGTGTAGACTATTTGGACTTGCTTATGCCTGTAAGTGCAAAGGTTAGCCCAAGCGACTTGTTCGTTAAGGACAAGTATGTTTCGGAAGAATTACGTAATTTAGCGAAAGAATTAAATGTCTTATTCGTCACAGCATCACAACTTAACAGATCAGCCGTTGAAGAAATCGAATTTGATCACAGTCATATCTCAGGTGGTATTTCGAAGATTAATACTGCGGACAATGTTTTTGGTATTTTTACTAGCCGTAGCATGCGTGAGCGTGGCCAGTATCAACTACAGTTAATGAAAACACGTAGTAGTTCAGGTGTAGGTCAGAAGATTGAACTAGAATTCAACGTAGAAACACTTAGAATTACAGACCCTAATCCTGAAGGTTATACGCCTAAAAACGCACAACCCAGCGCAAATGACATTATGAGCAAACTAAAGCCACAATCTACAGTATCAGAATCAGTGGATCCCATCACAGGAGAGATTGAACCATTGAATAAAAAGGTTGTGGCCGGCGTTGAAAACGCTAAATTGAAGGCCTTGCTCAGTTCCCTTAAGAAATGATTTTCGTATTTTAGACTAAATACAACATAGGATCCTTACTTATGCAGAAGAAAACTAAGAGCCTTCTTGAAGAATTACAGTCAATTGGTGCGACACGTGATATCAATCATGTTATTGAGTCACGTGCATCCAACATCATTACCAGTGCGATTCATTTAATTGAATTAATGCAAAAGCACTATTCTTCCGAAAAGGCAGAACTTCTTGAAAAGAAATTACTCAGCGCAATTAAGAGTAAGGACCAAGCAAGATTTTCAAAGTCTTTGAGGAAGAAAAATGAAACTGAATGATTTTAAACAAAGTGAACAGAAACTAGACGAATTTCGCTTAAGTAGTTTGCTAGGCGACTATGGTTCAGCCGCTGCCAAAAAGATGTTTGGCCAAACAGGTGGCAAGTCAGTGCAATCTCAGATGGCTCTAGACATATTCCTCAAGGATTTCGTTGATGATGCAGTCTCTGGTTTAGATACTGGCATTAAGAGTGGATTAATTGATCCTAATTTAAAAACTAAAGGTACTGCTAAACCAGTTAACCCTAAAGCAGTCAAACCAGCAGCCGGACAACCTGGTGCTGCCCCTGCTGCCCCAGCAGCCGCGCCTGCACAAGGTACAGCACCGAAAGCAGACACTAGCGGTGCAGTAGGCAAGTACAATCAACAAAAGCAAACAACTCAGAATATGAATCAGTATATTCAGAGTGCTGCCAAAACAATTAATGCTACACAAGATAAAGCACAGAAAGTTGCACTAACTAAAGAGTTAGTCAACTATATGGCTGACCGTAAGGGATATCCAGAATGGGATAATGCAGTAGCGACAGTACAGCAAGTAATCAAGAAGGGTAACGTTGATCCTAACTTTGCTAATGCGGCCTTAGGTAAGATCAAAGCAGGCCAAACAATGGCTGAAGCATGGAAAGTATTCTATATTAATAAATTGCTAGAAGCAGTACAACTCTCATGGGAAGATGTTGGTTTAACTGTTTTAAAAGAAAGCAACTCAAAGCATTATATCATTGCTGAAACAAAGTTCTACAAATTAAATTATATTTTTGAAAGCATTGTCACTGAAGCACAAAGTATCGGTGATTACTTAAAGAATTGGTATGCTGGATACATGAAGGGCGTTAATTATGGTCCTAATCAAGCAGATGTAGACAAACTAATCAAGCAAGTAGAACTTACATACGGACAAGATAAAGGTAAGAAGGCATTAGAGCAACTAGCACAAATGTCATTCTCAATTTCTAAAGGCGCCGCCCCCGGTGCTAGCGATGAGCAAGAAAAAATGAAGCAAGCCAACGCTAGTCAGCCAGCATCAGAACCTGCTGCCTCTAATACTGCGGCAGCACCCGCTGCTAGCAGTACTGCTCAGCCTGCCGCACAGTCAGGCTCACAACCAAACAGCCATCAGATGGCAGCAAAAATTCAACAATTGTTAACACAGTTGTCTAAGGTTGATGCTAAGGTATATAATGATCTAATCAAGTCATTACAGCCTGCGCAAGTTAAACCTGCACAGCAGCCTGCTGGTCAATTCCAAGATAGACCAGCCGCACAGCCCGGCGCAAGTGCAGGACTAGTTGCTGAATCTAATAAGAAAATCGGTAAGATTAAAACAAAATGAACCTAGCAGAATCATTAGCACATCTTAAGAGTCGTTTAGACACACTTGACAAGCCTTTAGTTGTAGAGGCTAAAGGTCATTTAGATCATCCTGAAGATTTAATTTTCTTAGATGATGAGCCAGGCGCACGTAGGGCTATTAGTGCTATTGAAGCAACTGTTAATAATCCTAATACTGTCACTATTAAGTGGGACGGATATCCTGCATTGATTTTTGGCCGTGGTCCTGATGGGAAGTTTTCTATCATGGACAAGCATATGTTCAATAAAAAAGATGGCAGTGGTAGACAAGTATACAGTCCCGAAGAGTTTGCACAATATGATGCGGCTCGCGGAGTAAATCGCGGAGACTTGTATAATCTAATTTCTACAATTTGGCCGGGTCTAGAAAAAGCAGACAGAGGTGGCAATGGCTACTACTGGGGTGACTTATTATTCAGCAGACCATTAAATGATCAAAACGGTCTTTACAAGTTCAGAGCCAATCCAAACGGTATTACTTACACTGTAGACACTGATAGTGAAGTAGGAAAACTATTAGCAGGCAAGGACGCCGCAATTGCCGTCCATCAGTTTATTAAAGCAGATGCCGCTAGTACTGATGATGCAGTACCATTAAATGGTACTATTGGTAACCTAGAAAACAATAGTAATGTTGCTATTGTTCCTAGTAAAATGCCAGTAACACCTAAGATAAAACTAAACAACACACTTAAGACAAAGGCTGAGGCTGAAATCAATAAGTATGGAAGTGCCGTCAGCGATTTAATGAACACTGCCCCTCAGGCACGTAACACCTTTAATCAGTTGTTCACTACGTATATTAACAAGAGAATTGTATCCGGTGACTTAGCAAATCTATTAGATGGTTTCCTAGAATACGTAGAGACAAGACCCATGACAGATAAAATGAGAGCCAAAATTATGGAGCATTTGAGTGTCAATAAACAGGGCTTAGTAGGTGCATTTAAGATTTGGGTTGCTATCTATAATCTTAAAATGGACGTAGTAAAACAACTAGATAAAGCCGCAGAGACAAGCCCTGTAAAGGGCTATCTGCAAGATGGTACACAAACTCAAGAAGGGTTTGTTTCACAGGGTTTAAAATTTGTCGATAGAATGGGCTTCAGCCGCCAAAATCTCGCCGGCCGTTGATACCAAAACCGACTTTTTTTAAAACAGGAATAAATAAAAGTAGAGACCGTGAGTCTCATAACTTAAAAGGAAAACGAAAATGGCACAATTTACAAGAGTCAATGGCGACCTCAAGCCAGTACAGTGGATCGACAGCCCATCATACACCAACACTGGTGTTAATGCTGTAACTTCAGCAGCAACAGTTCAGCCACAGGGTCCAAAGTTGGACTTCTTCACTGCAACTGCAAACGGCGCTCTAACTACAACTCAGATCAATGCTGGTATTCAAGCAATTCAGCAGTTGGCAACTATCTACATCTATGAGTACACAGACGCATCTAATGACACATTAGCATTCGCTGTATACCCAACAGGTGCATGGACTACTGCTGGTCTAGTAGCAGCCCTAGAAGATGCTAACGGTCCCGCATGGGCTAACGCTGTAACTGTAACAGCATCAGCAACTTTCACAAACTAATCTATTAGTTTGAGTTAAACATAGAAAACCCGGGATTTATTCCCGGGTTTTTTATTGGCATTAAATATATGCATGTCACATCGTATATGTTGTTATACATTATTTGATATTACACAAACTGGGGTATTGAATCGCTCAAAGCCTCAAGGACCTGATGTGGCGCATTGGTTATATAGAAGAAATACACAATGTAATTTTGATACATTATTACAAGTTATTTCATTACGCTCCCAACCTGAAGTTATTAAAGTCCCTCATCAAATAGAAGTCAAAGACAATATTATTGAAAAATTTGGTTTCTTATATGAGTTTAACCCCGATAATCCGCAACATTGCTGGAAGTTTGAATTCGAAGTACAACATTCAAGTGTATTTGAGAATGGAATAGAATCATTAGGTGCCTTATACAAAGACTGCGAAGGTGTCCCTATGATTTTATTAGACAATCAGAGTGATAGTATTCCTAAATTTTTAGATGCATCACCTGAATTGCGCAACGTTTATTTTGAGGTAATATGACTGATTTTAAAAAACTTGAAAACTTTTTAGCACAGCAACTAAAGGGAGACCTTAGAACTATTCTCATCACTACAGATGAGAATGGTAACTATGAACTATTTGGTAAATATGTCATTGTACCTACGGGGACAGGATATTATAAAGTCGTTGTTAATTCTACAGACGAGCATGAGTTTGGGACAGTAAAACATGCTGTTGCTTGGTGTACATTTGATCAAATTAAGAAGTACCGTGAAGCAAAGAGAATTAAGGAACTAGACTTAAAACTATGCAGTATGGAAGTAGATATTGCCATACATAAAAAGATGGCAAAAAGTGCAAGGGATGACAGTCTCAAATGCATCTATGTTACCAAACTACAAGAAGATGGTATTAAGAAAAAGATCATGTTGCAGGAAATAAATTCCTACATAAATACATCTAAGATGATCCAGGCTCAGCGTTTCAACCAAAAGAAACAGCCAAATTTTAGCCATTTAAGATAAATACATAATCAAAACGGAAGAATAACCCTATGAGACTTAATGATTTAGAAAACAAAAACTATGCTAGCAAAGCACTCGCCGAAAATTTCGAAATGAATTTCGACGTTTCTGCTTTAGACAAAGCAAAGACTAGAGCCATGCTAACAAAAGTTCATGGTCTTATTAAAGAATCAAGAAGTGCTACTGACTTCTATAAGAATCAGAATAGCCCTGCATACCTAAAGTTGGTATTTATGGCTGAAGCGTTAACTGCACGTTATCAAGAATTAGACAGTGTTCGTACACGTATCGTTCTTGAAAACGAAGAAGTAGAGAAGTCACAGGTTATTCTAGCCGCACAAGACATGGTTGACAGTGTACAAAAGATGTACGAGGATGTTAACGACATGCTAGTTAAAGAACTACCCGCCCTGGTGGATTCTATCCAGTCTGAAAT